CAAAATGTCGGAAACCATGACTAAGAAGGCTACCCGGAAGATCGTGAAGAAGGTCGATGGGGTTTGTGTGATCTATAGCGACGGCTCGATCCGGCTCGACAAGGTGCGGCTGTCCTACCCGTGGGTGGGCAAGGCGCAGAAGAACGTCAACGAGAAAACGGGTGAAGAAACGGCGTCTTACAGCGTGTCTGCGATGCTGCCGAAGACGACGCATCGTGCCGCTTTCGATGCGTGCGTTGAAGCGATCAAGGGTCTTGAGAAACAGATGACCGCCAAGGGAAAGGGTAAAGGCGGAGCGCCGTTCAAGTATCAGACCGCCAAGAAGTTCATCAAGAACGGCGACGCGAAAGACGAGGACGGCGAGAGCCTGTACCCCAACAACCCGGAGTATCTGGGTCACTGGATCGTCAACGCGCGTTCGCCCAACCAGCCGCAAATCCGCGGCAAGCAGCGCGACGTTGAGACTGGCAAGCCGATGCGGCTCACGTCTGAACAGGCGCAGAAGATGATCTACGGCGGGTGTTTCGCGACGGTGCTGATCCGGCCGTGGCCGCAGGACAACCAGTATGGCATCCGTGCCAATTCGGAACTCCTGGCCGTGCAATGGCAGGCCAAGGGCGAGGCATTCGGCAACGCGCACCGGCTTGATGAAGACGATATCGACGACAGCCTGGACACTGATGCCGACGATGATGATCTGTCGGATGACGGCGGCTTTGGTTCCGACGACGATCTGTAGGCATGTCGCCATTGGATGGTGGGCACGCCTATGTGCAATCCGCCGCAGGAAGACGACGGGCAAAGCCCGTCGTCCACCTGTCCCTCGACTATGAGACCTATAGCGAGGCTGAACTTGTGGGGCCTCGCAGCGTTGGCGTTTGGCAGTATAGCGTCCATCCGTCAACTGAAGTTCTCATGGTCGCCTATCGCCTGGGAGGTAAAGCCAATCCGGTCAAGCATGTCGATCTGACCGCCGAACCGTTCCCGGCGGAATTATACGACGCCCTGTGCGATCCGACTGTTGAACGCTGGGGTTTTAACGCCGCCTTCGAGCGGCTTATCACCAAGAACGTCCTTCACATTCCCACCCCGTACGAGGGGTGGCGTTGCACGATGGCGCTGGCCAACATGCAAAGTTTCACTGGCGATCTGTACGCGGTCGGCACCGCGATGGGCCTTGACGGCACGAAGCTGAAAGACAAGCGGGGCCAACAACTGATCCGCCTGTTCTGCGGCCCGCAGAAGGTCAGTAAGAACAGGCCCCTCGCGCGCAGGACCAGCGGTACCAATCCTTTTGAGTGGGAAGAGTTCTGCGAGTATAACATACAGGACGTTGTGGCCGAGGAAGAGATACAGGAAAAATTGATCCGGTTTGAAATCCCCGACGATGAATGGGCGATGTACGAGATCGATCAGCGGATCAACGACATCGGTCTGCCAGTCAATCGCCGGTTCGTGGAACAGGCTCAGATCAAGTCGGATACCCGGAAAGAAGAATTGTTCTGGGACATGCTTGAATTGACCAAGTTGGCCAATCCGAACTCGACCGGGAAGTTACTTCCGTGGTTGCAAGATCGGGGCTATCCGTTCGCCGATTTGCAGAAGAACACGGTCACGAAGGTTCTGAACCTCGACAAAGAGGAGCCGATTTTAGACGACGATGCCAGGAAGGCGCTTCGTCTTCGCCGGTTCATCAGTCAGACCAGCGTGAAGAAGTTCCCAGCGATCCTGCGCCGCCTGTCACCTGACGATCACTTGCGCCACACGTTGCAATACGGCGGCGCGGCCAGGACGCTTCGGTGGGCCGGTCGTGGGCCGCAGCCGCACAATCTGACCAGAACGCCTAAGCTCTTGGAGGCTGATGACGATGGCGACTGGTCACGCCTGACGATCTGTGCCGACATCATCGAGAACGGCACGTACTCCGATCTCCAGATGTTCATGAGCGAGCCGATGATTGCTCTGGCAGGCTCGGTGAGAAGTAGCTTCCAGGCTCATCCGGGGTACGAACTTCGGGTGTGCGACCTGAAGGCGATCGAGAGCGCGGTGATCGCATGGCTTGCCGGTTGTGACCGGATGCTTGACGTGTTCCGCGATGGTCGTGATCCCTACAAGGATTTCGGGGTAGAACTCTATAAAAAGTCATACGACGATATCACCGGCTCGGAGCGGACGATCTGCAAACCAGCCGTGCTTGGCTGCGCCTATCAGCTTGGCGGCGGCAAAATGAAGAACGGCAAACGCACCGGGTTGTGGGGCTACGCCGAAGCTATGGGCGTCAACATCACGGAGCAAGAAGCGTGGCAACACGTCAAGCTGTTCCGCGAAACCTACGCCGAGATACCGTTGCTGTGGGACCATCTCGACTTCGCCGCGCGGTCGGCGCTCGCAGGGCGACCACGGACGGTCCACGGCAAGCTACAGTTCGAGATGGACGGGCCATATCTCACGGTGCGTCTGCCCAGCGGACGGAAGATGTACTACTACCGCCCGAGGATCGTGACCAAGGAGTTCGAGGGCAAGGACAGGATCACCGGGGAACCCACCGTGTTCACGCGCGAAGTGCTGTCCTACATGGGCAAGAACCAGTTCACTCATCAGTGGGGCCGTGTCTACAGCAGCCCCGGCAAGCAGGCTGAGAATGTCACGCAAGCGACGGCGCGTGAAATCCTGGCCATCGGCATCCGGCGGGCACACGAAGAAGGCTTCAATATCGTCGGTTCGGTTCATGACGAAATCGTTTGCCATCAACGCAAGGGCGACAACTACTACACAGTCGAACGGTTGCGCGAGTGCATGATCGGGGAGATCGCCTGGGCGACCGGTTTGCCTCTCGATGCGTCTGGCTATTCCCATACCGTGTACCGGAAGGATTGATACGATGTGGTATAAAGTCGATTGGGCTGAAGCTAATTCGCTCGGTACAACGAGGACGGAACATATCGAGGCGACCGATCTCGTTGAGGCACTGAAACTGGTGGCTGAAGACACCTTGTTGGTGGATTTGGCGGGTTGTTGTTTTGTGGTGCGTGTTGCGGGACCGCCGTCAGAAGGGGATAAATCATGACCCAAGATGCCACGTCAGTCATGCTGGCCGAGCTTGCCATTAGCCTGCGAAAGATGCTATACTGTGTAGATTGGTTAGCGGATCGTCACGACATCGATCTTGCTGAACCAACTCCCGACAAGAGCCGACAACTAGACCTTCCGCTGTTCCTGACAGACGGGGGGCAATCCGCGAGAAGTAACTTCCATAATGGAGGACCAAGTGACGACCCAGGTAGAAACCATTGAGGACATAATCGAAGCGGCTAACCATCTCGGTTGGTATTTGGTTACGCTTTGTCAGTATGGTCTGAAAGGCGATATCGTCTATCGTGCGACGTTCCAGCATCGTACCCTGAACGGTGCGACCGAGAACGTCTTCAGCGAATACGAAGATGCGACCGATGCGTACACCGCGATGTTGAACGCGTTTGAGCGGTGCAAATTCATGGCTAAGAAACAAGAACCGGTGAAGCTGATTAAGGCACCAGTGGAACCGGCCATACCACCGAAGTTGGAGAAGTCGCTCGCCAAGGCGATCGACGCCAATTGGTTCGCGAGGAAAACTGTAGGTGCGTCCCGAAGAGCGCGTTGAGAGTACGATTTGCAGAGAGGCTGTGCGGGCCGGATGGAAGACATATAAACTGTCTTTCATCGGGACGCGCGGTGCGCCTGATCGTATATTCGGTCGGAACCGCAGGACTGTGCTGATCGAGTTCAAACGCCCCGGTAAAGGACTGACGCGCCAGCAATTGAAACGACGCAGTGAACTCATCGAAGACTTCGGCTTCGAAGTGTACTGGGCGGATAATCTGGACGATGCTCGTGAAATCCTTGATCTGAAGGGGAATGAAGATGACGAGGAGTATATACAGCATCCCGAGCGTGATGGATAAGATCGAGTATTTGGACACTGAGGACGAAGACGACTATTCCGACATCCCCAATTGGGACGGCATGATCGACCAGTGGACCGATCTCGCCATACTGGTCGGCAAGACGTGGTTTCCGATCAGCCAGTTGCGAAGGACAGAAGACGAAGAGATCTATGCCTCGAATTGGATACTCGAACAGAAAGGATATTAGCTGACGACCAAGAACCTTCGTGGTGAGGTCGGAGGGCGGCCCTGCGCCCGGTAAGACGAACGCCGGGCGCAGGCGACTGCCTCAACATGAAGGGTAACGAAATGTCCGGAAGTAACTTCCACCAAGAATTGGTTCGACGACGGAACTCTGCCTTTCGATGTTTCAGCCTGCTGCACGATTATCAGAGTGAACAGGCCATTCCTTTCCTCATGGACAATCCGTTCAGTGCGGCGTTCATGGACATGGGCCTCGGCAAGACGGTTGCGATCCTGACCGTTCTTCAACGCCTGTTCACGCGCGGGCTCATCCACAAAGTTCTCATCATCGCCCCGTTGCGCGTTGCCGTACAGACGTGGCCGACTGAACTTAAAGAATGGTCACATACTTGGTGGCTCACGTACACGTTGATCCGCGCTAACGAGCGTCACCCAGGTCTGCTCGACGCCCAGGCAGCGGCACGCAAGGCCAATCCACTCGCGTCCAATCACGCCGCTGGTAAAGCCAAGACCGCGCACATCGAATTGCAGCGGCGCGAACTGGCGTCACGCCCGACCATGATCCACATCATCAATCGGGAAGCCGTCGATTGGCTGGTGAATTTCTACGGCAAGAAATGGCCGTACGACACGGTGATTGTGGATGAAAGCAAGAACTTCGCCGATAAGAATGCCGCCCGGTGGAAGGCATTGAACAAGGTGCGACCGTTCATGCAGCGGATGCACCTGTTGAGTGGCGTCCCTGCGCCCGAAGGCATCGAAAATTACTTCGCTCAAATTTATCTGCTCGATCGCGGTGAACGCTTCGGCAGGAGCCTGACGGCGTTTCGTGAGAACTACATGATCCATCAACCGTGGAAGCATCGCTGGATACCGCGCGACGGGGCACCGCTTCAGGTCGCCAACAAGATCAAAGACCTCTGTATCGTCATGCGGGAAGAGGACTTCCTGAAGCGAGACAAGGCCATCGTCATCGAGCGTCCGATCCTGCTGGAGCCGGAAGAACTGCGGCTGTACGCCAAGTTTGAGCGCGACATGATCCTCGATCTGCCCGAGGTCGAGATCGAAGCCAAGAGCGGCGGATCGCTGGCCGGGAAGTTACTTCAAATGGCTAGCGGCGCGGTCTACGATGAGACCGGCAAGTGGCACCACATCCACGACCACAAACTGGAGGAACTGAAAGAACTTGTGGCTGAAGCGCAGGGATCACCGCTGCTTGTGGCGTATTGGCACCGGTCTTCGCTGGAACGTCTGCAAAAGACGTTTCCGAAAGCTGTTAAGATGGATCGTGAGGGAAGATGCGTGAAGCCGTGGAACGAGGGCAAAATAGCGATGCTGCTCGTGCATCCGCGCAGTGCCGGTCATGGCCTCAACATGCAGCACGGTCCCGGCCATATCTTAATTTGGTTTGACAACCCTATGCCTTTGGACGATTATTTGCAGATGAACAAGCGCCTCGATAGGCCAGGACAGAAGAGGATTGTTCGTGTTTACCATTTGGTTGCACACGATACTGTTGATGCTACTGTGGTTCCTGTTCTGCGCGGTAAGGATGACGCGCAGGATGCCGTGAAAAAATACATCCGTGACCTCCGAGGAAAATGGAAGTGACTTCCGAGATCAATCCGCCGCCTCATCTCGATGAATACGAGGCTCTTGTCAGAGCGTCCAGCGCGCCTGCGGTGTTGTTGGTCGATCGTGATTTGATGCGCGGGTTGTTGGACTACCTGCGTGATCTGGAACGTAAGGTTGATCCGAAAGGAGCATTCTGGTGAGCGGATTACCATGGACTAAATGGCCGGATGAACGAATTGCGCGGCTCCGCGAGCTTGAAGCGCAGGGTTTGCCGATCCGAGAGATCGGGCGTCGTCTCGGCTTTGCGCCGACGACAATCCGTCGTCAACTCATATCTTGCGGCGCGCAGCGGTCGGTACCACGACCAAGTTTCACGAAATCGCCGGTCGAAAACGTACCGTTGCGGCGTCCTAAAGGCGTCTCGACGCTTCCACCACTTGCATCACTGAGGGACGAATGACTGGGCACGTTTGTCACTGGCCCGGTTGCTCCACTAAAGTGCCGCCCGCGATGTGGGGTTGCAAGCGCCATTGGTACATGCTGCCGAAACATCTCCGGGATAAAATATGGAAGACCTATGTGCCGGGACAGGAGATCACCAAGACACCGCACATCGCGTACATCGAGGCGGCGAAAGAAGTGCAAGCGTGGATAGCCGGAGAGGACTGCACTGATGCCGCCAACCGATAACGAACTCTTGGTGATGGGCGGCACGATCACCGATCTTGCCGCGCTGTTCGGCATCGATCGGAAGGAGGTCCGCAGCCGGATCGGGGATATCCCGCCACGTTCCAAACGCGGCAACCTCGATGTGTGGCGTGTGCGAGACGTTGCTCCCCGGCTTGTCAAGATGGACGACAGCATGACCGATCTGGTGCGGCGCGTCCTGGCGACACACCACACCGATCTGCCCAAGATGCTGTCGAAAGAGTTCTGGTACGGGCAGAACCAACGGCTGAAATATCTTCAGTCGGTGGGTGAACTGTGGGATACTTCAGCCGTCGTAGAGTTGTGCGGCGAGGTCTTCAAGACGCTGCGCCTGTCGCTCATGCTCTCGGCCGACTCGGTAGGTCGCGAAACAGACTTGACGTTGAAACAACGCCACATTATCGAAACCCTCATGTACACGGCCCTTGAGGACGTGCGGGAGAAATTAGTTGTCCGTCTCAACGACCTCCGACAGACTTCAGCGGGGAAGGCGTTTACACCGCAAGAAGGTGCCGCCGATTATGGAGATAGTGGGCCAAGTTATGACCCCTGGGGAGGACTCGGCCCGCCAGACGAAGACGGAGACGACGACTTTTGATACCGTCGAGGATATCCTTCTCGGACTGACGGAACTTCTTCGCCCGCCCGAGCGGATCAAGATTTCAGAGGCGGCGGAAAAGTACGTCTACCTCAATAACCCCGGCTCGTACATCGGGCCGTATCGCAATGACATGGCTCCCTATATGGTCGAGCCGATGGATGTCTTGCAGAGCCGCGTGATCTCTTCGACCGTGTTTGTCGGTCCCGCGCAGAGCGCGAAGACGCAGGGTTTGATCCTCAACTGGCTGGCATACTCGATCAAGGTTGACGGGATGGATATGATTATCTACTCCCCAACGCAATCCGCGTCGCGCGACTTTTCCATGCGACGCGTGGATCGTATGCACCGGTATTCCCCTGCACTCGGCGCGATGCGTCTGAAGTCATCGGCGCACGATAACGTCTATGACAAACAGTACACCAACGGCATGATGCTGAACCTCGGGCATCCGTCCGTGACCGAGTTCGCGGGCCGACCGGTGGGCCGCATCGCGTTGACCGACTACGATCGGATGCCGGATGATGTGGGCGGTGATGGTTCGCCGTTCGACCTCGGTAGCAAGCGCACGACCACCTATGGGTCGTTCGCCATGACTGTCGCGGAGTCGTCGCCGTCGCGCGCCGTGGAAGACCCTCGATGGATAGCCAACACGCCGCACGAGGCCCCACCGTGCAAGGGCATACTCGCGTTATACAATCGCGGGGATCGGCGGCGCTGGTATTGGCCGTGCCCGCATTGCGGAAGTTACTTCGAGGGCAAATGGGAGCAACTGGAATGGGACGTAAAATACAGCCCGCTTGCCTCTGCGGAGACTGCACGGCTCGTCTGTCCAGTGAACGGCTGTCGTATCGAACAGAGCAGCCGATCGGTGATGCAGGAATGGGGTCTGTGGCTGAAGGATGGCGAAGCCCTCGATCCGAAGACCGGCAAGGTTTGCGGCCAATCAATGAGATCATCGACGGCATCCTTTTGGCTCAATGGGGTCGCCGCCAACTTTACGACGTGGACGAACCTCGTTAGTGCATACCTGAACGCTCTCGGAGATTTCGAGAAGACGGGCGGTGAAGATGCGTTGAAGAAATTCTACAATACCGATTTGGGTATGCCGTACTTGCCCAAGTCAGAAGAAAGTTCGTTGCTACCAGAGAACTTGATGGCGAGGGCTGAGACGTTCCCGCTTGCGGAAGTTACTTCCGAACAGCGCATTGACCGCATCTGGAACGTCAAGGTCGTGGGTGACATGATCCCCGAACCGCAGGTGCCGGAGGATGTGCGGTTCCTTGTGGCGACCGTGGACGTTCAGAATAACCTGTTCTCCGTGCAGGTCCACGGCATACTCCCCGGCGAGCCGTTCGACATGGTGGTCCTCGACCGGTTCCAAATCCGCAAGAGCCAGCGCATGGACGGTCAGGGCGAGGCGTTCTGGGTCAAGCCGTCGTCGTACCTCGAAGACTGGAATGAGATCAGGACCGAGGTCATGCAGCGTAGTTATGAACTGTCGGACGGCAGTGGTCGTCGTATGTCGATCCGCATGACCGGCTGTGACAGTGGTGGTCGTGAAGGCGTCACCACGAACGGCTACAATTTCTACCGGCTGTTGCGCGCCGAAGGAGATGCCGCACGGTTTCACTTGCTCAAGGGAGATCCGTTGCCGACCCGGCCTCGGGCGCATGTCCACTTCCCAGACAGCAACCGGCGGGACAAGCTATCAGCGGCGCGCGGTGATGTGCCGGTGATGTTCCTCAATTCCAACATCCTGAAGGACGCTCTGCGAGGTCGTGTCGAGTGCATGGTTCCCGGTAAAGGAATGCTGCGCTTCGGACGGTGGCTTCCCGACAATTGGTTTTCGGAGATGTGCGTTGAAGTTCGCACTGACAAAGGCTGGACGAACCCGCAAAATCGTCGTAACGAAGCTTGGGATTTGGCGTATTATTGCATGGGTGTATGTGTTAGTCCTCTGATCCGTGTGGAAGGTATTGACTGGACACGTCCGCCTGGATGGGCCGCGCCGTGGGATAGTAATGATCTGGTCAGCGCGGGTATAATTCCGCGGTTTAAGCCTGTGACGCGAGATGAGCCGCAATTCAGTTTTGCTGATCTGGCTCGCAAGATGGGATGAGCGGGGGCTTCGGAAGTAACTTCCGAACGTCCCTATTGCGTTTCAGTGACACTTCGACTATCGTGGCGTTTCTATGGAGGTTTTTCCATATGTCCGGCACCACTCCTGCTCCCGTTCCCGTTCCTGACCCCGATCCGTGTCAGCTATTGAGAGATGCCGACAAAGCCTGGTTCCAATTGAACGTAGGCGGCGCGGTACGTATGGTCCGCGATCAGAACGGCGAACAGGTCGAATACTCATCCGCCAATCGGGCCGGTCTGCTGAATATGATCTACGCTTTGCAGGAGTTATGCCCGACTTACAAGTCGCTTGCGATTTCGGCCGGGCCGAAACCGATGAAATATTTTTACTGATGACGGTTACATCCGTCATCTTGGATAGCGGCGCGCTAGAAGGCGCGGACAAGTTCAGTCGTGAGACGGCGCTGTGGTCGCCGTCTATGGGTTCGCCAGATCAGGTCATCAACAGCGCGAAGCCGATGGCGGATGCCAGAGGTCGCGATACCGTCCGCAACAGCGGCATGGCCTACGGCGCGGTGGCGCTGCACAAGGACAGCATCGTCGGAGCGCAATACCGGCTGAACGCCACGCCGCATTGGCGGTTCCTATCGAGCTATTCCAAGGGTTTCGATGAAACCTGGGCCGATGAGTTCCAACAGATCGTCGAGGCCCGTTTCAGTCTGATCGCCGACAGTGAGATGTGCTGGTTGGACGCTCAAGGCGTCAACACCATGACCGGCCTCATCCGGCTGGCTGTGGGCGTGTTCTTAATTACCGGCGAAGTCACCGGCTCTATCGAATGGTTACGTCAGCCCAATCGACCCATCAACACTGCGTTTCAGATGGTGAACAGCGATAGGCTGTCGAACCCCAATGGCGTCTCTGACACACGGTTCTTGCGACGCGGCATCGAGCGTGACGCCAACGGAAGAGCCCTCGCCTATAACTTCCGCATGGGCGATCTCTACGATGTCTACCCGGACAACCTCGCCTATATCTGGCGGCGGGTTCCAGCCGAGAAGCCGTGGGGCCGCAAGCAGGTTATCCACATCATCGAGCAAGGCTTGATGGATCAGACTCGTGGCATATCCGACATGGTTGCCACGCTGAAGAACATGCGTATGACGAAGAAGTTCGCTGAAGTGACGTTGCAGAACGCCGTCATCAACGCGACTTATGCCGCCGCGATCGAGTCGGAACTACCGAACGACATGATCGCCGCGACGCTCGGCCAGACAGGAGGCGATACCAATGCCGGATTGATGGGCATGTATCGCTCCTACATGGGGGCCTTGAGCGAGTATCTCGACGCCGCGAACAACATTCGCATTGACGGCGCGATGATCCCCCACCTTTTCCCCGGAACTAAACTCAACATGCAACCGGCCAAGACGACCGGCGGGATCGGCACGTCTTTCGAGGAGAGCCTGTTGCGTCATACGGCGGCGTCGCTCGGCCTGTCGTACGAAGAGTTCTCCCGCGATTTCAGCAAGACGAACTATTCCAGCGGCAAGGCCGCGATGGGCGTCTCGCAGAAGTTTATGGCTTCACGTAAAAAGCATGTAGCTGATCGGCTTGCGTCTGATCTCTATTCGCTGGTGCTGGAAGAAGAGATGGCCAACGGTAACGTGCCGTTGCCTCGCGGTATGACGCGCGACGTTTTCTACCGGGACAACGGACTGTCCAAAGAAGCCATTACCCGATGCGTGTGGATCGGCTCCGGATCAGGACAGGTCGATGAGTTGAAAGAAACCCAGGCCGCGATGCTTCGGATCGCCGGGGGTTTATCCACCTACGCGATCGAGGGTGCGCGGCTCGGCATTGACTGGCGAGAACTCTTCGAGCAGTGCGCTCGTGAGAAAGCCTTGATGGACAAATACGGCTTGGTGTTCGATACCACCACGACCAAGCCTACCGGCGACAATCCGTTAAGTCACGGCGATCAAGGCGACAACACCGCGCAGCAGCAACAAGCAGCATGAGGAAGTAACTTCCGATGGATGATCCTCTCGACGCACGGTTGCCGATCATGTATGGCGGAACGAGCATTGCGCTTCGCGACACCTACACTGCTGCCGATACCGTTTGGGTTCCGCTTGAGTACGGCGGCATTCGCTGTAAGGCCAATGCTCTCGGTGCGCTCCCGGCTCACGCTCGCATTCCGTTGCTCTACGGCGGGCAATCGTTGTCTCCTGCCGACGTTACGGCAGCCCAAGCCGGTGGATTGGACCTTCTATCGTTAGAGGACGGCTCCGGTTCGTGGGAGTGGGAAGACGGCAATCGAATTGAATGGCCCGGTGAGGCGGGAGTACCGTAATGGCAAACGTCTCTATCCTAAAGGCCAATACGGTCGTCAATCCCGACGGGACGTTTTACGTTCCGCTCGCTAAGGTTGCCGATAAAACGCCGTGGAAGGCCAACTTACCGCTGCCAGCCGATACCGTGCCGCTGATGAATGCTGATGAACCGTCTGCCGGTAGCAGCATGACCTGGGCGCGAGCGGATCACGTCCATCCGGCCAATACGGCGATGCTCGCGACGATGAAAGATTATGTCGATGAGCAAAATACTTTACTACAGGAACAGATTTCATCTCTCGCGCAAAATCTCCGGTTCGTCGGTCAGACGAACGTAGTATCGGATAGCACAAAGTTCACTACGGGATCGGGCATTACGCCAAACCCCGGAGTGCTGCCACCAGCTTCGACGGCATTTCTCGGATTTTATACCATCGTCATCGCGGCGGGACAGCCGCCAGCCGGTTCGAATATCCCGGCAGGCGACTACGCGATGCACGATTGGATCGTGTGCGACGGCACGACATGGCAGCGTCTTGATGTGGGAGCCACGGCGTCCACCGCGTCTACGACTGCTGTCATGCCAGCAATCGGCGGCATGGACGATGTTCAAGAAGTTCTTGAGCATCTCTACGATACGGTACCGATGGCGTCCGAAACGGTGCCCTCGATGGATGGTATCGCATCGGTTGGCGTCAGTACGGAATGGTCACACGGGGATCACGTTCACCCAGTAGATACCAGTCGTTATGCCGCGAGTAATCCGGCGGGGTATGTTGATCCTGCCGGGGCGGCTGCGGCCGCGCCGGTTCAGTCAGTGGCAGCCAGGACCGGCGCGGTTGTTCTGACGCACGCGGACATCACTGATTGGGCCACGGCTCTGAACCCCTATTACCCGGTGACTAACCCGGCGAATTATGTCGATGCAGCCGGTGCGAGAACGGCGGCTCCGGTGCAGTCCGTGGCGGCGCGCATCGGCGCGATCACGCTAACTCACGCGGACATCACTGATTGGGTCGCGACACTACAGCCGTACGCGCTGACCACGGCGATCCCCGCTCCGTCCTCAAGTACGCCAACGGCAGACGGCACCGCTGCTGCGGGAACGGCGTTGACTTGGGCGAGAGCCGACCACATTCACCCGACTGACGTGTCTCGCTACGCTGCTAGCAATCCCAGCGGTTTCCAAACGGCAGCGCAAGTGGCGGCGGCGGTACCGGCAGCCGCGACTACGCCACCGGTCATGGACGGTACCGCCGCCGCAGGAACCGGTACGACATGGGCCAGAGCCGACCACAAACATCCGGTCGATACTTCTCGCGCTCCGGTTATGGGTGTTACTGACGCCAGCAATGCCTTGGCTGGTCAGATTGGCGAATATATCGTTTCGGCCAATCAGACCGGTGTACAATTGACCACGGCGGTAGGTCTGACGGTCGCCAGCATCAATCTCACGCCCGGATGTTACGAGGCGTGGGGTCTGGTGGATTACTCGCTCGATGCCAGTAAAAGCCCGACTATGATCGCCGCTGCCATTAGTGGGGTCAACAATACGTTGCCCACGGATACGGCCATCTATACCGGCATCGGCAACATGATGCTTCTCAACCTGTCTGGCCTGACCGCTGGACAGCGCCAAGTCTTGATGACCGGCCAGTGCCGCGTCAACACCAGTACGCCGCTTACGCTGTATGTAGTGGCAAATGCGGTTTGGACTGGCGGTGGAACTCTGTTGACCAAGGGGTATATCTGCGCGAGGCGTGTCAGATGAACCTTATCATTGTTGTAATCATTTTGATCTTGCTCTTCGGAGTTGGCGGCGGCGGGTATTATGGGTCGCAATATGGATGGGGTACGCCGCATTATATTGGCGGTGGTTTCGGTCTTATTGTGCTTATCCTCGTCATCTTCTTTCTCTTCGGTGGTTTACGATGAGCAGGTACCAGGCACGCGCTGTGTTGAACAAGCTGGTCGGTCGTCCAGCCCTTGTCGCGCAATCGTACGCCGGTCAGAGCTTATCGGTCGGATCGGAAGCTACTTCCAGTTCAATGTTGGCGGATATTCACGATCTGTCCAATGCTGTGGTGGCGGACGAAGCCGCCAAGGATGGCGAGAGACGGGTGTTACTGGCCTCGTGCTATGGCTGTGATGACTACGATCCGGACGACGCCAAGCCCTTTGTTTACTACAACGGCTTCGCGATCATTCCAATCCACGGGCTGCTCATCAATCGGTTTTCGTGGTCGTGGTCGTGGGTGACCGGCTACAACTTCATTCGTAGTCAGCTTTCTGCCGCGATGGCCGATCCCGACGTTCAGTCGATCGTCTACGACGTGAACAGCTACGGCGGCATGGTCATGGGCTGTGAAGAAACAGCCGATATGATCTACGAGTCAAACGCCGCTCAAGGCGGTAAAACATCCATTGCGATCATCGATGCGAACTGCTATTCAGCGGCGTATATGTTGGCGTCTCAATGCGATCACGTTGCGGTCACGCCTTCTGGCGGCGCGGGTAGCATCGGCGTTCTGATGATGCACTGTGACGTGTCGAAGATGTTGGACGAAGCTGGAATTGCGATCACGTTTATCCACGCCGGGGCACACAAGGTTGACGGCAACTCTTTCGAACCGCTGAGTGCCGAGGTCAGAGCCGATCTACAGGCCGAGGTTGATACCACGTACGATATGTTCGTCGCCAAGGTTGTGCGTGGGCGTTCACTAAGCGACGAAGCAGTGCGTGGTACCGAGGCCCGCTCTTACGGTGCGGAGGAAGCCCTGACTATCGGGCTTGTCGATGCTGTTGAAAACCCTTCGGACGCGGTGGAGGCTTACTTCTCGGATGCCCCCGACGCCGGACATGACGATGACGATGAACCTGAAAGCGAGGAAAAAATGGTACTTAAAACCGCGACCGGCGCGGCTGCTCAAGCCGACCCGGAAGTTACTTCCGCCGCCGCTATTGAAGCCGCTGCGACTGCCGCCGCTGCGTCTGCCCGCACGGCGGAACGTGAGCGTGTGAAAGGCATCCAGGGACACGCCGAAGCGACCGGACGTGAGGCGCTTGCCGCGCATCTCGCGATGAATACCGATCTCGACGTGGCAACCGCGGCGGGTATCCTGGCGGCTTCTCCGAAGGCTGTCGCGGCTCCGGCAGCGGACCCTGCTCCCGTCAAGGAGGACAGCGAGTTCAAGAAGGCGATGGATGCCGCCAAGCACCCGAACCTCGGCGCGAGTGCTACCAGCGGCGATGGCGAGGACGACTCCGAAGACGCGAAGGATCGCAAACGCGCGCAGTCCATCCTGGCGTTGCAGCACGGTCCGAAACGTCAGGACAAAGCCGCAGCGTAATTCGTCCCCAACAGAAGGATTTTCCTAATGCCGTATCCCAACCTCTTGGCGGCGGGTGTTACCAACGAGGGTACCTTCACGCCGTTTGAGTTGTTCGCGGGCGAGTCTACGATCGTCACCAGTCAGGGTGTCGTCGGCACGACTTCCGTTCCGCAATTCGTCCCTGTTGTTCGCAATACGGACGGTACCATATCGGCGTGGTCCGATACTTACGCCAGCATGACCGGCACGTTTTCCGGTGCGGGAACCGCCAACGATACCATCACGCTTCATGGGGTGGTGTTCACCTTGGTCGCGGCAGCTACAACGGCGAACCAAGTCACGATCGGTGGAACCCCGGCTCAGACGGCGGCTAATTTCGCCGCCAAGGCAGATGCGCTTTCGGCCTCAACGCTCATGCACGCTGTCGCCGTTGGTGCCGTAGTCACGCTTACCGCTATCACTGCGGGTACCGGCGGGAACTCTCTTGCGATTGCGGAAAGCGGCACGTCCTTTTCGTTTACCGGTGGGGCTACGGTCCTTGCTGGCGGCGCGGCGGGGGCTTCCGGTGTCGCCATCGGCATCTCGGCGCAAGCGGCACCGGTTGGCGGTCACGTCCCATACTTCACGGGTGGGTCGTTCAACTGGCTGGCGATTACGTGGCCTGCCTCGGTCACTACGCTGGAGCAGGCCCGTGCGGTGTTTGATCGCACACCGATCTACATCGACAAGATCCTCGGTTCGTCCGGTCGGATGACTATTCCGTAAATACGGAAGGGGTTTGTAATGCCTATCGGGCTTCTGTTCTGGGTGCTTATGGTCATGTGGGTCATTTTCTGGGGGTACGGTCGTACGCCCGGTGGACAACCGTATTGGGGTGCCTATAACGGGTGGCTTCTGTTTGTTCTCCTGTTCCTGATCGGTTGGCGCATCTTCGGCTTTGCCATCTACAACTGACGCCCGGAAGTTACTTCCTCAACCGCCGTTTGCTCACGAGGCGACGGGTCGCTTATCAAGGGAAACACACAATGCGTAACAAGCTGTTCGCGCCCGCCTCTTTCGTTCCTCGCGTTGCGGCGGGAGACATCGGGCTTTATTCGTCCGCTACGTTGATCGACGTTCTGTACGATCCGGCAAATGCGCCAGAACTCAATCAATTCTGGATGAAGTTCTTTCCTCGGACGATCAACTTCACGACCGAGAAGATCATGTTCGATGAGATCGACAACAACGAATATCGGTTGGCACCGTTCGTTGCTCCGAACGTGCAGGGTCGCGTGGTCGCATCGAAAGGTTTTCAGACCCGTTCGTTCAAGCCCGCTTACGTCAAGCCGAAGCATGTTATCGATCCGTCGCGGACGATCCCGCGCCGTGCCGGTGAAGCTCCCGGTACGTTCGGCGGCAGTCTGTCGCTGCAACAGAAATTCGACCTCATCATGGCCGACAATCTGCGGCGCGAACGTGCCATGATCGAGAACCGGTGGGACTGGATGGCGTGCAAGGCCATCGTGGACGGTTTTGTCACGGTGTCCGGTGAAGACTATCCGACGACTACCGTGGACTTTGGACGCGACGCGGGCCTTACCACGATACTGACTGGTGCCGCGCTCTGGACGGCATCGACAGCAACACCGATGGCCGACATTCAGGCCAAGCGTACCCTGGCGTTCAAGTTGTCCCGCTCTCCGGTCAACACGTTGATCTTCGGCGTTGATGCCTGGACGGCGTTCACGCAGGAAAATCACCCCGACGTTCAGACGTTGCTCAACGTTTTGCGTCGTGGCAACGAGTCCGTGTTCAACGGCGCGAACATCAGCGACGGCTCGCCCTACAACTATCAGGGCTACATCGCCGGTGCGAACACCGGACGGCTCGATCTCTGGACGTACTCGAACTTCTACGAGAGCGACGGTACGGACGGCAACACGGTGGGCGTCGGGGTTAACTACCTTGATCCAACCTATGTCGTGGGTGTCGGCGGCGCGATCAACGGTATCTCCTGCTACGGAGCGATCATGGATCGTCGGGCACAGCTTCAGGCGCTTTCCATGTTCCCCAAGGTGTGGGATGAGGAAGACCCGAGTGTCACCTATTCGATGACGCAATCGGCTCCGCTCATGGTACCGCTTCGTCCGAACAACACGTTCCGTATGAAGGTAGCTTGACCTAACTGAAAGACGCGAGGGCAATCGCGTCTTTCCGAATGGAGGAGTACTCATGCCGAGTTTAATTCCGACGATTTCTGTAGGCGTCAGCCGAGAAATCAATGGTCGTAATCAAACCATCTTCCCGCCTATCGGTGAGATGTTTGAGTTCACTGCCGAAGAGGTCAAACAAATCCGTGCCGCTGCGCCCGAAGGTCTGCGGCGTCCGATCAACGAGACCTCCGCCAGTAAGCCTGCTCCGAAAGAGGAAGTAACTTCCGAAGAAGAAGAGACTTCGGAAGAAGAGACGGTGGAAGAAGAGACCACACATCATGTTCAATCGGGGCGTCCTCTGACACCGCAACAACAACGCCAAGCCGCAGCGGCGCAGCGTCGTGCCGCAGCTCGCCATGGTGGACGCGGCGGGGACGACGATCTGTGAGCTTCCTCGATATCAAAGCCAGAACGCGCCGACAGGTTCATGCGACCTTCGCGGTGCCGTGCATTCTTACCGTGGAAGACGTGACGTACGCTTTGGCGGCACGTCTTCACGGACGGATGGTGGTTGGTGGCGATATCGAGTCACAGGGTTACTCGGTTACCATCGAGGGCGTCTTTCGAGTGATATTCAATCGGGAAGAACTCGCCATACTCGACGTGACGCCTCGACGTGGCGATCAGGTGACGTTCATAAACTACATCGGTCCCGGTCAGAACATAGCGGTCGAACTCGACGCTCGCGATGAGTACGAGGGGCCGATAGATGAGAAATGGTCTGTAGCTCAGTTCAGTTCCACGGCGGCATCTGTCGGTGATGCAGCGGCGGGTACCGGTACCGCCGAAGCGGAGGCTGAAGCCGTGACCGAAGCGATGGCAGAAGCGGCTGGTTTCGGTGACGCTGAAGGTGATGAGCTATGAGCGTCGATATCGACAGCAGTCAGGTGACCGATCTCGAACACCTGTTCGAGAAATTCCCTGACATCGCCCGTCAGGCGATGAGCATTGCGCTCAACGAGACAGCGCGTGGCCCGGCGTTGAAAGCTGCCAAGCGCAACATCATGGCGCAGATCAACTTCCCCGAAGGGTACCTCGACACTCGCGTGGAGTTTAAGAAAGCCGCCACGCCGTACAATCTGGAAGCTCGTATCGTTGGTCGAGATCGTCCGACCTCGCTGGCGCGTTTCACCCCGCCGGGGACACCGATTGGACGACAAGCTGTCGTGAACCGCGGAATAAACGTCACCGTCAAACGCGGTTCTCCGCGACGCATTCCGCAAGGCTTCTTGGTCAACCTCCGCAACTCCAACATCGGCTTTGCCATTCGTCTGAAGCCCGGTGAGACGGTTCGCGGCGTGCAACGGTTTAATCCGGTGCGGCTGTTCCCGAATGTCTACCTCCTGTACGGGCCTTCGGTGGATCAGGTCTTGACTGATGTGGGCGACCAGATCGCCGAGGAAGTAACTTCCGATATCGCCACCGAGTTCAACCGGCAGTTCGCTCGTTTGAGTGGATTAGGCTGATGGCGTTCGGGGGCGACACCAAACAGTTTATTATCCTGAAACGCCTTACGGTGTTGCTCGAAGGCGTCACTACGGTCAACGGATATGATTTCGATCTAACCGGTAAAGTCTTTCGAGGCAAGCTGGTGTTCGGAGCGCAAGAGGCCACGCCGTTCGTCTCGATTGTCGAGTTTCCCCGGCCCGATACTGCGCCGATTGAGGGTGGTGCTGAACGAGTACGACGACTGGAGGAATGGGAACTCCAGGTGCAAGGATGGACGAAAACCGTTCAGGCCAATCCGACTGATGAACTCTACGGTTTGAAAGGAGCCATCGAACATCGGCTGGCACGGATCATGGACCCGGACAGCAGTGACTACAGGCTTGGTCGGATCATCGACCGTGCGCGTATCGGCCCCGGTGTGGTGCGGGCGGCTACTCCACAGACGGCGGGAACAGAAGCTCTATACCTCCCGCTTATTATCCACTATACTTACAACGTCGCGGACCCTTGGTCGGTCCAATAACCTCCGATGTGAAAGGCAACAGCCATGGCTGATAATCTGGTTCTTGGACGCGGCAAAGTATTCGTCCAGCCGTATCCCAAAGGTGATACTACCGGCGGCACCAAAGGCTATCTCGGTGCAACGCCTTCATTTGCGTTGGCGCAGACTGACACCAAGCTGGATCACTTCAGTGCCGAGGGCGGCATCAAGGTCAAGGATCGCTCTGTGATCCTGACCCAAGACATGACCATCACGCTTGAGGTCGATAACATCATGATCGCCAACCTCGCGTTGTGGTTCGGCGGTAACGACACTGACACTCCGCCGCTCGACGCGCCGGGTGATCTTGGTACCATCGCGGTGATCGGTCGAGCCGACAGCATCTTCGGTGCGGTGTTCTTTGAGTCCGACAATGCTGAGGGCGACAACACCAACTACTGGTTCCCGTATTGCAGCATCACGCCCAGCGGCACTTTCGCTTTGAAGGGCGATACGTGGCAAGTGATGACGTTCACTATCGAAGCCTTGAAGCGCGATCATGAGACACAGCGTATCTACGTTTACACGCCAGACGCAGGCACGAGCGCAGCCGACGACGACACGCCGCTTCTCGACATCGCCGACGTGGCGGCGGCTGGTAGCGGCGACGGTGGTGTCGGCGGTGGGTTGACCGGCGGCACGGTTACGGCTCCAGGGACGATGGGGGCGCTTACGCCGTTCTATGTCAGCTACACGCTCACCGGTTCGACCAACGGCTGGCTTCAGTTGTACGACGCTGGTGCGGCTGTCGGAGGTCCGGTCGCTGCTCACGGTTCGCCGGATATCACTGGTCCGTTCGTGGCTCCAGCGGCGGGAACCTACACGGTGAAGTTGTTCGGCACTTCCAATGCTTCAGGTCCGATACTCGCCACTTCGGGCGCTATCACTATCAGTTAAATCGTCCGTCTTCGGACTTCCGTGCGAGGGCGGGGCCGCGAGGTTCCGCCCTCTTGGTATCGAACAGGAGATCACAATGGCTCTCGCGGATTACGTCGTGCAGCGGCGCGACGTTACCGACTTCAACGGCAAAGTGGTTGCCAAGGTACGCGGCCTTAACTTCGAAGACATCTCGCAGTTGGTACGGAACCATCTGACTGAGCTGACCACGGTATTCAGCGGTGCTGCGACCGAGGGGAAGTTACTTCCAGAGAACGTGGATATCAATTCGTTGTTGCTTAGTCTGGTCATCAAAACTCCTGACACGGCAGCTAAAATGCTGGCTCTTGGTTGTGACGAACCGGATGCGATCGAGAATGCAAAATTACTCCCGGCTCCGCTGCAACTCAAGATACTCGGTGAAATCACCGCTCTCACCTTCGAGGATGTCGGTGGCCCTTTGTTGTTTCTCGAAATGGTAAAGATCGCGGTGGCTTCTCAGCGCCCGGTTTTGGCCGAGCGGGCAAGTTCGACGCGCGTAGTACAATAGTTTCGTGGTACCGTGATCTTCGCGACTGCATTGGCTTGTTGCTTTCCCAAGGCCATACCGGCGCGACGCAGTATCCCATTGCCTACCTCTGGAACGAAGTGAGATTTACCAGGGATCGAATGAACGCCGTGATGACTACCGAGGCCGTGATAATGAAGGCAACGATCAGTCAGGCGGTGTGGGGCGGCAAGGAACTGAGAGAACTGTTGGAGAAATTAAATGGCGACTGAACGCACAACCGACATCGTTCTCCGGGCGCAAGTCGATAAGGCTCTCCAACCGCTCGATCAGGTTCTCCAGCGGGTCAAGCAACTCACGACGGTACTCGACCAGCAACGCGACGCCGCCTCTAAAGGCGACACTACGCTGGCCGAGTACTCGAAGGCACTTCGCGACGTAGAGAACGCCGCCAAAGATTTGTTGCGCGCCCGTGTCGCTCTGAACACGTACGAAGACAAACAGGCGACGCTTGCCACGAAGCAGCAGGCGGTCGCCACCGCGCGGCAGGCCCGTGACACGTTTCAGGCTACGCTGCCTGCCGATCCGACCAAGGCCCAGGAGCGCCAACTGGGCTCGTTGGAGAAGGCACTTCAGAAGGCTGAGAACCAAGCCAATACCGCGTCGCGTGCTTTCGAGAAAGCCGCTGCCGAAATGGAGCGTATGCAGATCGCCGTCGATAAGCTCGACGAGACGCACGCGCAAATCACGATCTTCCGCGATATGGCGAGCGACGCACTCGCGGCGGGCAATGCGGTCAACGATACCCTGATCGCGACCTTGAAGGTTGCCCGTGCCGAGAAGGAGGCGAATGCCCAACGGATCGAGGATCGCGAGAAGTTACTTCGTGCGATAGCCAAGACTAACGCCGGTTTACGTGAGGAGGCTGAAACCGCCGAGGCTGCGGCGGCGAAAGACCTTGAGAACAAGCAGCGCATGTTGGCGCGTGTCAACGCCGGTCTGGGCGATCTCGGTGCGAAGCAACAAGCCGCCGATGCGCTGGAAGCGGCGAAGTTGCAGGAAACTGCCGAGAAGAAGCGCAACGCCGATGCCGAGGCGGCACAGAACAAAGCCAGAACGATCGCCCAGGCTAACGTAGGCATCGCGCGGCTAGAGGCGCAGGAGCGGGAAAAAGCTCTCGCTGTCGAGACAACGTTGCAGCAAGCCGCCGACAGGGCGCGGGCCGATGCTGCCCAAGCGGCAGAGAACAAAGCTAGAACGTTAGCCCAGGCCAACGTTGGCTTCGCTCGGTTGGAAGCGGCAGAGCGCGAGAAGGCCATCGCTGCCGAACAGGCATTGCAGGAAGCCGCTGACAAGCAGCGGGTGGCCGACGCGCAGACCGCCGCCAAGGCGGAAGCTGCCGCCGAGAAGGAGCGTGCCGGTCTGGTCCAGGCGGTACGCAACGCCGAGACGATGGCGATGCGCGAGGATGCCAGGGCACAGGCGGCGACTGAAGAGGCTCTCGCGAAGCAGCGCAAGAAAGACGCCGATGAGTTCCAGGCGACGCAGGCGCGTCTGCGAGAGGCTGTAGCGGCTGTATGGGCGGAAGAGGCGGCGGACGCTGAGAAGGCCCGCCAGGGGGTCGAAGCCTTCGCGGCGTCGGCTGCGGCGGCGCTGGGGCGGGTCCGCGAAGCCATGGGCCACGCGGCGGCTCAGGCCGGGGCTGTGGGCGCTCCGGTGACCCTACCCGCCACCCCTCTAGCGGAGCAGGTCCGGACGGCGCTGGGGACGGCTCCAGGGGCCGCAGCGGGCGGGGGCACTTTGGGCGGTCTGCAATCGGAGATTGCAGCGATCACGGCGGCGATCAACACCGGTGCCGGTGCCGCCAAAAATTACTCGGAAGAGTTGAAACGCCTCGACGCCGTTGCACGCGAAACTGTGCGTCAGTCTCAAATTATAGACTCGTTCCAGAAACAGAAAGAAGCTGCCAGGGCGGCACTGACCGCGTTCCACGATCTGGCCGAAGAGATAAAGGCGCTTGAGGCGGAAGCCGCCAAGGCGACCACGCCGGAGGATGTCGCGGAAGTTACTTCCAAAATTAACGCGGCACGTCGTCGGCTCGGTTCGGTGGAAGACGGCACCGGGCTTGCCGCTCAAGCACGAAAAGAGATTGAAGCTTTCGAGCAAGAAGCGGCTGCGGTAAACGCTCTGGGTATCGCGACGGATCGCGTCACGGCTGCGATGCGCGAACTGACCAACGTGGCTGTATCTACGTCGGCAGAACGCCAGACGATCATGGACAAAGAACGCCTCGGAATTGAGGCGTCTGCTGACGCTATTATCGCCAATGCTCGCAGGACCGCCGCCGCGGTACAAACTACGTTGACGACGCCAGCCAGTGCGACTCCTACGTCAGTCGTTGCACAGGTTCAGGCGGTAGGCGGGGCCGGTCGCGGCACGGCTGCGGTTGACGATGTGACTGCTGCGACTGACAAGCTTGAAGCGTCCATGAGCCGGGGGCGGTTGACCGCTCAGACCTATAACAAGACCATGGACGAACTGTTTGCGGTTCAGCGGCAGATCGCCAGCGACGCTTCGTTGATCGACAATTTCAAGGCAACCGATGCGGCGTTCGGCAAGGCCAGCATGGCGTTCAACAACGCCGAGATGGAGTTGCTTCGTCTTAACGCGGCGGTCAAGGCCGGTACCGCCGACATACGCGAACTGCAACAGGCTGAAGCTGCGTTCGATCGTGCCAGTGCCGACCTCGAAAAACAGTTCAAACTGCATCAGGCGATCGACGCGCAACTGAAAGCGCGCAAGATCGACACGGCCAATCTGACCGCTGAGACGAACAAGCTGGTGCAAGCGTCTTCACGGCTCGCCACGGTGCAGAACACGGTTCAGCAATCCAGCGGCAAGATATTCGGGCTGTCGTCGTACCAGTTCCAGAACTTACAGTTTCAGGTCAACGACGTTATTACGCAGTTGTCTCTTGGCCAGGGGCTTATGCGGACGTTCGAGGCGCAGGCCGGTCAGATATTCCAAATCTTCGATCTATCTACCGCCGCTATGGGTCGAATGTTGGCCATCGGCGGGCCGCTCGTTCTTGTCATCCTGGCCATCGGCGCGTCTTTGCTGCGACTGAAAGAAGGCATTGACGCGCAACGGGAGTTCAATCACCAACTCGCCTTGAGTGCGGACGGAGCTGAGTACTCTTCGAAGGCGCTGGTCCAGATCGCTCGTGACCTTGAGAGGATGGGCGTCGCGTTCAGCGATGCGAAGGAGGCTGTCAAGACAGGTGTGCGCGAGGGGTTCAACCCTGATGCCATCGAGCGGTTCGGCAAGGCGGCGCATGACCTCGCTGACGTGACCGGCGGGGAGTTTAAGGACGCGTTCAAGCAGGTCAGCGTCATTGCGACCGGCTCGCTTCAGGATATCCTGAAGCTGAACGATCAGTACGGCTTTCTGCACGAGGCCGAATATCAGGCTATCCAAGACTCGTTCAGGCTTGGTGACAGCATCGAAGGTCGAAAGATCGCGTTCCAATCGTTGCAGAACGCTCTGGGTAACGCGACCAAGGAAGGTATCGATCCGTTCAGGGAGTCGATGCGCGATCTGACGAACGCTTGGCATGACTTCCTCGATGCCATTGCCAGTACTGGTTTGTTCAACGCGATAGCGGCTACGCTTCGCGCCATGGCCAGCGCGGCCAAAGAGCTTGCCGCCGACATGCGGTATCTGCGAGATAGCATCTGGGGTGGCGATGTTACCCAGCGCGTAAAAGTTGTTGACGCGCAGATAAGTGTACTCAACGACAGAATTGCGCGGATGGTAACTCTGATCGAGTCGTTGCGGAAGCAAGGCACGCCGGAAAGCGATCCGACGCTGAAGCTGCTGACGGAGCAGGCGGTTAAGCTGCGGGAAGAACTAGAAGCCGCCAAGATCGCCAAGTACAATCTGACCCTGCCGGTACCGGTGGCTCCCGGCTCGCTCGGCAGTCCCGTGCCTGCCGGTGGGCCACTACCGGCTCAGTTCGCCAATCTTCCGTCACCGGACACGCGGGTAAACCGTGCGGTTCCTCCCGACATTCAGGCGATCATCGAAGGCACGTCCGCGATCACGGCGGTTAGCAAAGAGACGCTTTCCGCGCTCTATCGGCTTGAGGCAGATCGTAATCCTGACGGGTCATTCAAGACCAGCGCGGCAGGAGCGCGCGGGCCGCTTCAGGTCATGCCCGACACTTTCAACGAGATCGTGAAGGCCAACCAGGGCGTCTTCGACGAAATAGCGAAGGCTCTCGGTAAGGCGATCAGTATCGACATACCAGACTTCAACATCCTCGCCGGTGCGCTCTACTTCAAGAAGCAGGCTCAGACGTTCGGTAGTCCGGCGCTCGGTGCCGCCGCGTACAATATGGGACCGGGAGGTCTGCAAAGCGTACTGGCGGGGACGAAGCCGCTGCCGCGAGAGACGGCGCAATACGTTTCCAACTTCACGGCAGCGGGCCAGGGCGGCGGTATCGGAAGTGACTTCCTGAAAACCGGTACCAATCAAGCCCAGATAAGTATGGATGAAATTCTCTATCAGCTTCGGAAAGAGATCATCAACAATCCGAACTCGCTGTTGCGCGGCGATGAGCGTATCGCATCGGATAATGCGCGTGTTGAACAGTTCGCCAAAGACCTCAGAGAGAAACTGAACACTGCGCTAGCCGGTCGGCAACCGACACCGGAAATCACGGCTGCGCTCAATGAACAGATCGAGAAGTTCCGGAAGCAGCTTGAAGATCAACGCCTGAAGGAGATCCAGGACGCCAACAAGGTGGCGAGTGACATCCTGAAGTCTGCCCAGGATGCGGTGGACAAATCGAACAAGACTGATCCCGCCGCCCAGCGGCGCGTAGTGGATCGGGCGTACGACTCGCAACTCGAAGCTATCGAGATACAAATCCGGCAAGGCGCTACCGAGATCGCCAAGCAATCGCTTGAGGCTGCGCGAGATGCACTGCTAAAGGCGCGTGACGAAGCTCGCGAGAAAGCTACGATCGACGCGGATCGGGCCATCGTCGATACCATCGTTAAGGCTCGCGATGAAACTATCAAGAAGATACAGGACGACTTCAAGACCGGCGCGATTAACGTGCAGGAGATGTTTCGACGGATTGCGGAAGCTACGGGGGTGTTCGGGCCAAAGATCAAGGAGGCTATAGAGAAGTCTAACGCTGACCTCAGACGTCAGCCGCAGACACCGGCTATTCAGGAACAGATAGCGAAGAATGCCGGGGTATCGCCTGAAGCCGATAAAGCTGGATTGCAGCAAGATCAAGCGACTGAGGCTCGGCGTAACGAACTTCTGACCGCTCGCAATAAACTGGAGGCTACGTATCAGGAGGAAGTTACTTCCGGCGCTCTGACGCAGAGCGAGGCTAACGAGAAGTCGATCACCGCGTACCAAAACGTGCGGGATCAGATCATCGCGATCAACGCGGAGTTGCAGAAGCAGATCGACCTCCAACTTGCGACCGGTAAGATAAGTCACGAAACCTGGGAGCAGATGTCGGCGGACATCCAGAAGACCAACGCCGACGCGCAAGGTCTGACCAAAGAGCAGAAGAAGTTCCAGACCGAGATAGAGAACACCGTTTCCGGCGCGGCTCTGCGTGGCTTCGAGGCGCTGGCAGACAACATCGGTAAGGTCATCGCCGGAACCGAAAAATGGAGCGACGCGGTAAAGAACATCGGAGTAGCGTTCGGACTGATGGTGGCGGATGTTCTAAAGGGCATCGCCGAAATTATCTTGAAGGAAGAACTCCTGGCTCTCGTGAAGATGGGTATGAAAGCATTGACTGGGGGTGCGGGCGCTGCGACTAGTGTAGCAGGCGATATTCCTTGGGATTTACCCGCCGCGCACGCGGGCGGTATCGCGGGTGCTTTCAATATGAGCCGGTCGGGTATCAACCCTATGGTGTTCCTGAACGCACCGCGTATGCACAACGGTGGGCTGGCCAGTGATGAAGTGGCGGCGGTATTGAAGAGTGGTGAAGAGGTTTTGCCAGTTAACGATCCACGTCATCGCTATAACCAGATGGGGAAATCTTCGGAAGTAACTTCCATGCCGAATATCCGACAAGTGTTGGTCATGGACCCGGCGCAGACCAGTGCAGCCTTAGCTGGCTCTCACGGCGAAAAAGTGATAATAACGCACATCAAGAACAACGCCGGTGCCATACGCGGCATCCTTAATCAAAGGTAAGTCACGAGATGGCCGGTCTGATCGCGCGTCTTAGACTATTTGGAGTTGGGGCACCGATTGAGCACCATCACAAGGTGCTGGTGGACCATGCGCGCGGCAAGATTTATTCAATCACCTATGAGGCTATACGACGGTATCGGATTGCATTGGAGACGCAACTTGATCCGGAAGTGATGGTGAAATTAACACCGACTTCATTCTT